AAAGGTGTTAAATCAGTTACTGCAAGGTTCCAAAGATTATCTAAACAAGCTGATCTACAAGTTAAATCTTCTGTTAGGCGGAATGCAGACCAAATATTTGCAGAGGCTTTAAGTGCCGTACCTGTTAAATTTGGAGACCTAAGGGGTTCAGGTAATGTTAATACACAAAACCCTTATTTAGGAATAGTTGCTTTTGGCGGAAGTCCTGCTCCTTATGCTCCTTATGTGGAATTTGGTACAGGTGAGAATGCAGTAATTCCAGCAGGATTTTCAAAATTCGCAATGGAATTTTATGTAAATGGTAAAGGCAGAACTATGCCACATCCGTATTTAATCCCAGCTTATATAAAGTATAGTAAAATCTTTTTAAAAGATATGAAGCAAATAGCTAAAAATATTAGTAAATAAATCGTAAATTTGTGCAATGAAGGATGTCGGAGAACTTATAAGAAGGAAACTTTACGAAAGGTTAAGCGGTGCAATCGTTATAGACCTACAAGAAGTACCTGTATTTGATTCAGCATCGGTTTTAGCAGCGGCTACCGAACCTTATATTTTATTATCTACTTTTAATTCTACGGAAGTTTTAGAAGGTAGTAAACAAAGTTACGGTCAAGAAGTGAGCGTTTTAATTGAGGTAGGAACAAGGTTTGACAATAGTTTTGGTGGTAAATTACTATCGGATCGTATATCAAACGAAGTGATGGAGCTTGTAAGGACAAGACAAGACGGTTATTTAGATTTAATGCCTGATTGGTATGTAATTAGAACACTGTTAGAAAGTACAAATACAATAGAGCAACTGATTGATACAGGCGTTTTAGTTAGAAGATTAATTAGGTTTACATTTAAAATACAACAAGGAATATGAGTGCATTAAACGGTTCAGATATTTTATTATATGATGCAGATACGAATTTTCCGTTGATGTGTCAAACAAGCGTAACTATAACAATGAATGACGCAATGATTGACGCTACTTGCAAGCAAGATGGCGGTTTTTCTGTTTCACTTCCTGGTCTAAGGGATTTTGCATTTACTGCAGATGCTTTAGTTAATTTTGACGAAGGTGTAGCTGATACAGGAATTACTACTTTATTTGCTGCTTACGATGCAAAAACTCCTATCAATATAGCGATAGTAAATTCTGTAATACCAACTGGTTATTATATTGGATTGGCTTATGTTGAAAATATAGAAATAAACGCTCCAATGGAAGATGTAGTTACTTACACCGTATCATTTACAGGAACATTTGAAATAACAGATTAATTAACTTTAAAATAAAATAATATGGCAATTTACAACGGAACAGCTCAATTACTTAAGATAGGTACTGCTGGATCAGAACAAACTTTAGTACAATTAACAAACTGTACAATGTCTGCAAATGCAGATTTATTTGATACTACTTCTAAAGAAAGTGGTGGATGGAAATCAGTAATGCCAGGTCTTAGAGATGTAACTTACTCAGGAGAAGGATTAGCTGATTTTACAGATGCGTCTGTTACTCCTAAGTATGATCTAACTGAAATCTTTGCAGCTTACAATAACAGAACATTATTGTCTGTTAAGTTCACAAATACTATTAGTACATTTACACAAAGTGGTTATATTTCTTCTTTTGAAGTAAGCGGACCAATGGAAGATGTGGCTACTTACACTATTGAAATAACAGGAACAGGTGCTTTAACTTTCGCATAAATTAACTAAACTAAAAACTATGGTAGGTATTACAGAAATCACTTTAAATGGTGAAGTGAAAGAATTGCGTTTTGGAAATTACGCTTTTGAAAAATATAACAAATTAACTGGCACAAACGCTGGAGCTATTAAAGAATTAAATGAAGACTATCTTCAACTTGATATGGTTGCTGATATTATTTATTGTGGTCTTTTTGGTTCATACAGGGTTAATAAAAAAGTAATTGATTTTACTATTGATGAAATAAAACAATCAATGGATTCAATTAGTTATATTGACCAATTAGTTGTTATTAGAGAATTTATGAGTTGTGTAGTAAATTTAACTGAACAAATGAATGACGCTTTAAAAGCTATGAATCATAAATCAGATAATAATACCGATAGCGAAAAAAAAAAATAACTTGGGATGATTTTCTCGATAATGCAATAATTGATTTAGGTTTAAAACCTGATGAATTTTGGGAAATGACTTTTGTGAATTATATTAGGAATGTAATTTATTGTGCTAAAAAGGATGCTAACGAATGGGAGCAAACAAGAGCATTAATGAGTTACATTCTTAACACACAAGTTGAAAAAAGGCATCAAAAGAAACCTAAAGATATTTTTCCTTTATGGACAGATACTTATAGAATCTTGCAAAAAAAACCAAAGAAACTACCAACTACCGAAGAAAAACAAGAATTGCTTAAAAAGATTGGTATATAATGGCAAATGAAGAAATAGTAGTTCAACTACGAGCTGAAATTGGTGATTTACAAAGTAAATTAAAAACTGCTCAAGATTCAATATCATCTTTTGATAAAAAAGCAAGTGCTTCTTTAAAGGAATCAATAAACCCTATGAACCAACTTGAGACTTCTCTCAAAGGTATGGTTGCTGGGTATGTTTCTTTAGCTGCTGCCGCACAATTAGTCGGTAGAGCGTTCAGCGAATCCCTTAAATTAGACTCTACAAAAACCGCAATGAATCAAGTATTTGGTTCGGCGCAATTAGGCGAGGCACAATTCCAAAGAGTAGCTGACAAGGCTGATGAGTTAGGATTGAATATGTTAAGCCTTACAGAGACCTATAAAGACTTTGCAGGGGCTACCATTGCTTCGGGTGTATCACTTGAAACAACAAATAAGGTTTTTGATGCGGTCGCAAATGCTTCTTCTAAATTAAAACTATCAGCTGACGATACAACTGGTGCTTTAAGAGCGATGTCACAAATGTTCTCTAAGGGAACCGTACAATCTGAAGAGTTAAGAGGGCAATTAGCTGAGCGACTTCCTGGTGCTTATGCTTTAGCGGCTAAGGCGATGAACATGACTACCGAAGAACTTGGTAAGCAACTCGCAGCAGGTAAAATTTTAGCATCTGATCTATTGCCTAAATTAGCTGATTTACTAAATAAGACCTATAACGGCAAAGGAGTTGATTCCCTTCAGTCAAGTTTAAATAGATTACAAAATACTTTTACTAAAGCATTAACTGATGGTGCTATTGGAGATTTCTTTAAAGGAATTGTTGATGGTGCAACTTGGGCTTTAACAAATATTGAAAAACTAAAAAAAGGAATTGATAAAACATTTGACCCACAAAAAAGTAAGGATAAAGAATTTTTCGATAGTGAGCAAGATTTTCTTACAAAGTTGTTCGAGAAAAAAGACACAAAAGGGTTAAATAAATATATTAAAGATGTTGGTGCGCAGTTAAATGTTAAAACTTTAACAATGTACAATGAAAAATGGTATCAACTGTTGGATTTAATGAAATTAGCCGATACCTATAAAAACGATTTATTAGCACCTCCTGCAGGCGGTGGAAATAAAGAAATTATTCCTATTGGTTCAATGACTGCGTTAAAAGACAAGTTAAAAGAATTAAATAAGGAATTGTCTTTAACTACTAATACCAAAAAACAAATAACAATAACAGCAAATATTATTGATGTAGAGAAAAAGATTGAAACTTTACAAAACAAACTTGATGTAGAAAAATTCAGACAGACATATAAGAATCCATTTGATATAAAAACTATATCACCTGATGTTTTAATTAATGATCCTTATACAATGGCTGACCCAACAGAATTGTATCCTGTACAAGCTATAAACGCATATACAAGTGAAATGAATATGTTGACTGCTGCAAGTGATAATTTATTTAAAATAACTGATGAACATTATGGTAAGGTATCAAGTTTCCATATACCAACAGAAGAAGAGAAAGCAGCAGCTTTGCAGCGTACAAATGAAGTTTTAGCTGCACAAACTATGTTAGTTGGAACTTTAGCCAGTGGATTCGAACAAATGTTTACCACAATCTTAGAAGGTGGTCAAAATGCCTTTCAAGGTATTCTTAATGCTTTAAAACAATTAATGATTAAATTAGCAGCAGCTATTGTAGCAGCAGCTATATTATTCGTTCTATCTGGCGGATTAAGTTCAGGCGGTAATGCTTTAGAAAAAATTGGTGAGATAGCTAGAACAGCAGGTGGATTAGGTTTTAATCCATATACTTTATTTAGTGGTGGTGGCGATGTAAAAAGTATTGCAATGCCTTCAAACGCAACAGGTCAAGGTGGTTACCAAGTAGATATAATGGGCGATAAAATGAGAATGCTTTTAGATAACCAAGCAATAAAAAATTCGAGGGTGGTATAATGTTTTACAATCATATTTATAACTTAAGATTCAAAGGTTTAGATCAAGTCGGTACTGATTTGTTTTATCAAGTAAAGTTTGAGAAACAGGAAGCTACTTTGATACCTTATGATATTACCGAGTTAATCCCAGCTCAAGATTCTCCTTTTGTATTAAATTATAAAGCAAGTAAAGACAACATCTTTGCTCCTATTCGGGCTTCTTATGCGGATATTAAATGTTTTATTCCTTACAATTCTACCGTTCAACCTTCTGATTTCTTTTTTGATAGTGATGAATATACTTGGAGAATAAGCCTTTATGAAACAAATGGTGTAACTGAAGATTTAAAGTGGGTTGGTTTTCTTTTGCCTGATGTTATCCAATACGAATGGCAGGAACAATATTATCTTCAATTAACGGCTACGGATAACCTTGCAATCTTAAAGGATGTTAAATATACAAGAGAAGATTATTACGCTTTATATAATGACACAAATGTAGATGCTGGAATAGATATTAGTGATTTTGTTTGTAGGTTATTAAAAAAGACTGGTAGTGAATTAAATGTCGCTTTTTATACTCAATTTAATTTAGATGGTACTCTTATCAATTCTACTAATCTAATATTATCGGAATATTCTTCAGTAGATTGGTCTACATTTGAGCCAAAAAATTGTTATTTTCTTTTAACTTCATTAATGGAATCTTTAGGTTGTATGTTATATCAATCTAATAAAGATGCTACTTGGTATGTTGTTTCTATTAATGATGTAGCAGTAAA